TCACGAGGACTCGGTGCAGGCTCCCCTGGCGTCATCCGGCCAACAACTTCCGTTGCAATCTGAGCTGGCGCAGGGCTAAGGAAAGACTTGAATGCACCAATCGCCTGGTCGCTAAAGTTTAGAGACAAGCCTTGCAGGAATTGACCAAACCCACCAGTAGACCAGCTTTTTGTATCAAGCTGGTCAAGCATCTTCTGGCCTTCTGGCGTGATGCGGCCTTCTTCCCTGGCGATTTTTAGTTCGTCTCGGAACTCGCTAATTTGATCATTCAAGGATGCCATGTCATTTCCTTATCGAGTAAAACCGCCTGCCTGCGCCGCTCCACGAGCAGCAGGAGACCCGCGCACATTCCCGCCAAGCGCCGAGTAACGCGCACGTAGCGTATTGGCCGCTGGGCCGTACAACGGGCTGCTTTGAGTGTAAGCATCAAAGTCGGTGTTGTACTTTGATTGAGCTTCAATCGGATCAGTTTTAACAAGTCTGCTATTAGCGGCAAGCCATTGATTGGAAAATTTTCCTAAATCTTGTTCTCGTTGAAGTTTCAATGCCAACGTGTCCAACAGAAGTTTGTTTCCATGGACAGTTTTAGACAAACCAGCAGAACCTGTATTGATAAACTTCAAGTCGGTGTCTGTTGGGTTTACACCAAGCTGTTTAACTTGCGGAAGCACAATCTGCGTTGAGAACGCTTGGAACGCCTCTTGTCCAGCCAAACCTCTGGTATTGAAGTTTGGATCAAACAGTTGACCAGCCTGTCCAAGTTTAAGCAGGGTTTCTTGACCGAAACCAGTTTTTACACCTTCGTCAAGCAACATCTTCATGTTGTCAACGGTTCCAAGCGTGCTAAGTGCGGTGCGGGCAGCTTTCTGATTTGCGGTAATAGTTCCTACCAAATCTTCTCCAAAGCCCCTTTGCATATTGACAGTAACAGGATTTGTGATGTTAGTTACAGGACGCTTTGCTTCAACAAGTTGCTCGGCTTTCTTTGCAACAGCATTAAGACCTTCTTGTCCAAATCTGGAAAAAATCTTTTGCGGATCGGTTGTCTGATAAAGGATGTTTGAAGCGTTAGCCATATCACCAGTAAACGGGGTTGGTTTCGCTCCTCCAACAACAATAGCCTTGTATTGACCACCAGGTTTTGTCGGAACTTCGTAAAGTATTTCTTCTTGTTTAACGGAAATAGTTTCTGGCCGTGTTAGCTTTTGCGCCTCAGTTAAGTTTTTAAGTTCTGCTCGCCCTGCTGGTGTACGCATCAACTCAGCCGCAACACGGCTAACATCAAAAGAAGCAGGAGTAACAGTTTCTCCCGTATTTTCTGCACCAATACCTGGCAATATTTCTTGAGGCACAAACGCTCTTTGTGCAATCGCCTGAGCTTCCTGCTGTTGCAACAGCGCAGCCGCTTCCCTCTGACGTTTTGCTGCCGCATCTGCGCGAACAAGTGCCTCGTCTGAGCGAACAAGTGCTTGCTGCCGAGCTTTTTCTCGCTCCATTGCCAACATCATCGCACCTTGGCCATCACCAGCTTGTCGCATCATTTCAATGCCACGGTCAAAAGTGGTTAGGTCATTGGGGTCTAGCTGACCTGCAATCTGCTGCCGCGCCGTAATCCGCGCCAGTTCAGGATCCTCACCACCCAGCGCACGCCCGAGAGCGCCGCCGAGCTGACCAGCCCCACGGTAGATGCCGTAGGTGGCCTGCTGCATGGGGTCAAGCTGTGCAAACTGGAGCGCTTGCCTATCCAGCAGCGCCTGCTGTTGCTGCTGGTAAGCCTCGGGCGTTACGCCGAAAAGTGATTGGACGATGTCGGTTGCCATGTTTTAGTCCTTAGAAACCAAGAGGAGCGCCAGTCATTGGATTGACGCCAGCACCGTATCCAGGCGTGGCGAACCCACCACCACCGCCACCAAACATCTTACTCACCCCTTGTGCAAACATAGGATTCTGCGCCAACCCTTGCAGCGCCGTAGCGAACGGATTGTAGGCATCTGCCGAGGCTTGCGAGCGAGCAGCGCCTGTAAGCCCTGTCAACTGTGCTTGCGCCGCAGCAGGACTCATCCCCCTCGCACCAATGTTGATGCCAACATTCAGCGGTTGCTGGGCCAAGTCTTCCAGACCCGTTGCGCCACCCAAGTACGCCTGATACGGAGCCAGAGCGCCGACTTGGCCACGGCCGTACAGGTCGTACAGTTGAGCGCCGGTGCTAAAGAGGCCCGTGCCAAAGGCCAACTGGCGCTGCCCTGCTTCTTGCGCCGATGCAGCCAGAGCGGCGTCCTGCTGGGCTAGAGCGTTGTAGTACGCCTCCAGTTCAGGATTGGCAGCGCTAAGACCCATACCGCCACCAGGACGCAGCCCGGTGCCGCCAACTGCCAGACCGCCTCGACCTGACTGGAACAATTGATTCTGAATGCCAGCGTATTGCCGCTCACGGCTAGGGGCCAGTAAAGCCTGTTGGCTCGCCATGTACTTGGCGGCGACTTGCTCTGGCGTTTCGGCCAGATACTCTTGCCCCAGGCCGAAGAGGCTCGCGCCTGCGCCTGCCAGCGGGGCAAACCTGCCGGGGGCCATTTCAGCTTCTGTCAGTCCCTGGCCCGCCAAACCTAGCAAGCGCTCTTGCATCCCCCTAAACTCAGGTGCAAGTTGGTAGCTCGCGCCCGAAACGCGCCCTTCTGGGTCGTAGTCAAAAGCCGACTGACCAAAGCGCGTCGTGATGCCTACCGGGCGAAAGCGTGCTTCCTCGGCAGAGATTCGTGCGGCGTCGCGCTGCGCGGCGGCTTGTGCTTCTGCGGCTTTTTGTGCGGAACGACCGCCCATCAAACCACCAACAAGTTGGGTGCCCCCAACAATTGCGCCAGTTACTGGATCAGGCATTTCCAAACTCCTTCAAATAATCTTCAAACTTCTCGCCATACAGCTCCATGACATAGCGCGAAAGGTCTTTAGCTTGTTTTGCTGAGTGGCAGAGAGTAACGGCCATCAACACAACGTCGTAGTATCCGGCTCGCCAGACAAATGATCTGGCATCTGCTTTCCCATCTCTTTCCGCTTGGTCAGAGGCTTGCCACTTCAACACCATTGTCGCCATAACAGGAAGCAGGCTGTTTGCATTGGCTTGCCAAAATGCGTTCTGATGCATCCCAACAAGAGAATTCCAAATGACAATATCCAGGTCTTCTCGCTTGACTTCATCTCCATCAGCAACATCGTCAAAAACTTGTATGGCATCCCATACCATCAAAAGCCATTCAATGGCTGGCGCAGGAAGGCCAAACCTAACAAAGTTTTCAACGAGCCAGTCTTTACTTTTCACGCAGTCCTCTTCCACATATAAACCGTGATGTACGGCTGGTAGTTGGCGTTGGTGCCGCTAGAACCTGCGCTTGCAGTTGTTCCAGAATATGTGTGATCATGAGAGCCAGCATTGTTTGTTAAATCAACAGCTCCGCTTCCTGTACCACTGTAATTTCCCTTTGTATAAGTAGCCCCCGTCCCAAAAATACCAATAGTTCCAATGGTTTCTTCGTGTTGGTGGTTTCCAATAGTAGAAGTAGTTCCGCTGAATGTGTGCGTGTGGGTCGGCAATGTCGCATCCGCAGAACCACCCGTTTCTTCAGCCGTATCAAACAACGCATTAGCGGCGTTAAATCCAACCGGCACGCGCCCTGCGCCAAATGCCGACCAAGTTCCAAAGCCAAGCAGCGTGCCGGGGTTGGTGCTGTTGGTGGCATTGATGTAGATGGAGCCAACCGGATGCAGCGCCGCCATAGCGGCCTGCACAAATGCAGTAGTAGCTAGGCTTGTATCGTTGTCGCCAAAGGATTGCGTGACGCCAACAGCCCCGGAGGGAAGCGTAACGGTGCCTGTAAAAGTAGGCGAAGCCAGATCAGCCTTTGTCGCCACCGCAATAGCGATATTGGCAAACTCGGTGTTGATCTCCGTGCCCTTGACGATCTTGAGCGGATCGCCAGATGACAGGTTATCCTTGGTCGCAAAGTTTGTGCTTTGAACGTAATCGCTCACGATAATTTCCCTTCCTTAGCCTGAATTTCGATCTTCTGGATCGACATAGACGCGCCGTTGATGTCGCTCTCGTAACCTGTTTGCACCACTTTCCCGTTGCCACTAGCTGAAGTTTGCAATTGTTGCAACGCAATGCCATCAGAATACTGGGCGACAGGCACACCGTTAGCGCCATATTCGGCAATGCCGTACTCAGATTCGTTTTGAGTCGGGATCAACATATTGGCCGACAAGTAGTTTGTCGAAAAATCAAATCCCCACTTTGCTGTGACGTACTGGTTGGAGCCGCCGATAACGATCACCTTCAGGCGCTTCAAAATTGAGGTGACGTTCTGATCGCCCAAATCAGCGTGGTTCGTGTAGTACTGCATCCGATAGGAGGATGTGTGGTCTTGAAAATTGCTGTACTTGCAAACAAAGCCGTTCTTGCCAAGCAGCAGATCACCGTTGCGTCGTGACAGTAGCGCAGTTGGTTCAATGGAGTCCCAAACAGTTACCCTGAATGCGCCATCTTGCAACGAGACGCGAGTGTCAAAGCAATAGACCTCTTTGACGATTGGCAACGTCAAAAGATAGAAGGCTTCTTTTTCAGAATAAACAGACTTGATGTTGGCAAGCGTCTCGCCGCTCACGATGTTCATCAAATCGTTTCGCACGTTTTTCGACAAGTCACCCAGCGGCGCTGACTTCTCGATAATCGTCCTAGCAAAAGAGCGCAGGCCCGAGTTAGACAGGAACAGCACATCCTTGCCGGTGTTTTGAATTGAGTCACGCGCAATGCAACCAATCCCGCCAACCGTGTCACCGAGCGACATAGTCGATGGTGTAGTGGCATTAGCGTAGACCAGAATCTGGCGCTTGCCAAAGATGATCAGGAATCCGTTGTGCGCTGCAAGACCTTGCACCTCATCTGCGCCGTTGGGCCAGACCCGGTCTACGTTGAGCGAACCCGATGTGCCGGTAGACCAAACGTGACCGGCCAGCAGGTCAGAGAAGTACACCGTGTTTTTTATCGTAGATGTATTCGCCACCCACAGGCGACCAAACGCAGCAATCACAATGTCGCCGCTTGGTACGGTGCCAACATAACCAGACTTCTCGCTCACACGGCGATAGGTCGTGGTGCTCACTGCCGGGTCAAAGATCAGCGGATCGTGGCCAGTCTGAAAGAAAAAGGTGATGCCGCTCAACGAAGCACATGACCAGTTGTTAGCTGTAATCGTTGGGGTTGTACCCCCTCCCCCGTAGGTCAATTCGGAAACAGCATTGGAGCCGTCGAGCTTAAACAGCTTGTTGTTGCCAGAAAATAAAATTGTTAGTGTGCCATCCGTTTGCACCAGTTCATGGATCACCCCGACGTTGTTAGCGCCCAGGTTGCCAGAAGTGCTGTTGACGCGGCTAAACCCTTTGCGCGAGCCGACGCGACCAAACTGATCGATGATGCAGTTGGTCGCCACCAGCGCAAAACCAGCATTCAAATCAAGAGGCGAGTCTTGAGTGTTCAGCCCGTAGAAACCGGGGGCCGAAATGCTGTAGGTGGAGAGGGGTTCGCTCATATCGCAAAAAACTCTTGATTTTCTGGATAGCGCGTGCCCTCTAGCGCAATGTAATCTGCCAGCATCGAGCGGTATAACTGATAGGCTTCAGACGAGGACAACCCACCGTCTTCGCCGCGCTCAACTAGCGCCCGAGCATATGCGTTTTGCACCACCAGAACATCAGGCACCAGCACAGAAGTGGCGTCCGACGACAGCGTAGCTTGTGGAATCGTTAACGAAAACGGGATTGAGTACACGCCATCGGGTCGGGGAAACAGAACCACCTTGGTGTCGCCACTTGCATCCACACCGTCAAAACTGTAGTAGGCCGGTTGACCTGTCACCGGAGCAGACAAATTCTGGTAGCGATTCATCTCGACAAACGAGATGTTTTGCATCTGGGTCAGGTTGGTGACGTTGAGCACATCCTGCACTTGAAACTTCTGCCCAGCGCCAGTGAGCGAGTAAATGTACGCCGCTGAAGTGGTGCTCAGAGTGATCGTTTGACCTAGCGCGTTCCAGCTAAAAGCATCTTCAATTTGGCGTTTGGCATCGTTGACAAACTTGCCAATGAGCGCCGAGTAAGTGGTTTCCGCATTGGTCGATACTTGCGTCTCGCGCAAGCGAACCAACAAACTGCAAATATTCTTTTGATGTAAAGGTGTAGCTAGTTAATATGTCAAGAGTTGTACTGGCACTTGCGTCAAACCATTGAACAGTTATGTGCTTGGTTGCCACGCCTGTGTTGTGGATGTACATCACGGTGAACTTGGCGTAATAGCCCGTTGGACAGGTATAGACTGTCGTATCAACTGCCGCTGTAGGACTAACTCCAACCGATAAGGCTCTCACTTCTTGTTCCTCGCTGAGATCGCTTTAGCTTTAGCTACGGCATCCGCTTTGGACGATGCGCCCCAGGCTTTCAAGGACAGAAGCAAGCGAGTCGGTTCGCCGTCCTTGTACTCAGGCCCAGGCATATTGCCCATTCGCGCTAAGAAGGAGGCCCGTCGAGGGTTGTCGCCACTTTTGACCGGCGCTTTTAGACTGCCGCCGGTAGCAGCATTATAGGACGATCTACCCTTTGCGTTCAAGCCGCCCGTCTTGGCTTGACCCTCTTTGCGCTGCCATGCTGGTGTCTTCATTTCTTCGCCTTTTTGG